AATAATCTTTCTGCTGTTGAAGACGAAAAAAGTCTACAATTCAAGAAAGGCGAACTTTCTATTTTGCTATGGCTGAAAAACTTACGACAAGTCAGCTCTGACGCTTATGAGGATTTAAATGCGCCGAATGTATGAATTTGCCTGTGAGAACGGGCATCGTATTGAGAAATTGGTCAGTTATGAGCTGGTTCAAGTTCAATGCGAGTGCGGAAGGTTAGCCGACCGCATAATATCTGCTCCAGCGTTTTTATTGGAGGGTTGGTCGGGGTCATTCCCGACCGCCGCAGCCCAATTTGATCGTAGGCATCGAGAAAAACTCGCTGCGGAGCAAAAAGCGAACAGATAACCAGCTTCTGGCCTGTTTATTATTATCCTGGGAACCAAAAGATGGCAGGAAAAGGAAACCTAATATGTTAGTTGATCCAGAAAATGAGTTGCCTTCTGAGTTAGAGACAGAAGAAGCCAAGCTAGATTCTACGATTGGAAATGACAAACCAGACCTTCCTGAAAGGTATCGGAATAAGTCTCTTGAAGACGTTATGAAGATGCACCAAGAAGCGGAAAAAGTCATTGGACGCCAAGCGCAAGAAGTCGGCGAAGTGCGGAAACTGGCTGATGAACTGATTAAGCAAAACCTCAATTCCAGACAGCAACCTATTGCAGAGGAAGAGCAGGAAGTGGACTTCTATGAAGACCCACAAAAGGCAGTTCGTAATACGATTGATAGGCACCCTGACATCATTGAGGCTCGAAAAGCCGCATCGGAGTTAAGGGCGTTACAGACTCAGCAAAAGTTAGCTCAAGCACACCCTGATTTCGAGCAAGTCGTTCGCGATGAGGGGTTTGTGAATTGGGTTAAATCGTCAAATATCCGCTTGGATTTATTCAAGCGCGCTGATGCAGAGTTTGATTTTGATTCGGCTAACGAATTGCTGTCCACCTATAAAGAGTTGCGTGGTATTCAGACGAAGCAAGCGACCCAACAAGCATCAACGGATCGCCAGAAAACGATGAAATCTGTACAAGTCGATAGCGGTGGAAGCGGTGAGAGTTCAAAAAGAGTTTACCGACGTGCTGACCTAATTCGGCTAAAAATGAACGATCCAGCCCGATATGACGCATTGTCTGATGAGATTATGGCGGCGTATCAAGAGGGCAGGGTTAAATAAAACTTTTGATCTAGGAGTAATAACATGGCAAATGCAGCATTTTCCCCAACCAATAGCGTAACGGTATCGAGCGCAGCAACCTTCGTTCCAGAGATTTGGAGTGATGAGATTGTTGCCGCTTATAAGAAGAACCTCGTTCTGGCCAATCTGGTCATGAAGATGAACTTCCGTGGCAAAAAAGGTGATGTGATCCACATCCCAGCACCAACTCGCGGCACAGCTAACGCTAAAGCGGCAACTGATGCAGTGACTTTGATCGCTGCCAGCAACACCGAAGTACAAGTATCGATCGACAAGCACTATGAGTACAGCCGTTTGATCGAGGACATCGCTGAAATTCAAGCTCTGAACTCAATGCGTCAGTTCTACACTGCCGACGCTGGTTACGCTTTGGCTCGTCGCGTTGATACCGATCTGGTTCAACTCGGTCGCGCATTTAACGGCGCAACAGTTGGCACCGACGACTATGCAACTAGCAACACAACTACTAAAGCCTTTATCGGCTCAAACGGTACAACTGCATACAACTCAACATCGTCGAATGCAGCCGCTCTGACTGATGCAGCTATCCGTCGCACAATCCAGCGTTTGGATGACAACGACACACCAATGGATGGCCGTTTCTTCCTGATCCCTCCTTCAAGCCGCAACACATTGATGGGTCTGGCTCGCTACACTGAGCAAGCATTCGTCGGTGATGGCAATGCAATCCGCAACGGCGAAATCGGCAACCTGTACGGTATCCCTGTTTTTGTCTCGTCCAACGCTGATACTGGCGCTGGTAACAGCACTACAGACCGTATCTGCTTGATGGGTCACAAGGATGCAATGGTTCTGGTTGAGCAGTTGAGCGTTCGTTCGCAGACTCAGTACAAGCAGGAATACCTCGGTACCCTGTTTACTGCTGACACGATCTATGGTGTTAAAGCCATGCGTGCTGCGGCAACTGTCGGCGCAGCTCTTTCGTCTTCGGCATTTGCCTTGGCCGTACCTGCCTAATTAAACTCCCCACCTTCGGGTGGGGGTTTTTAACCTAATTAGGAGAAATACTATGGCAACAGCATCGGCAGTAACTGTACGTGCAGGCAACGATCAATTCCGTGGCCTGTTTTCTGATACGTGGCTGGTAACAGCTACACTTGACGCTGGCTCGTTAGTAGATGGCGCTGGCGAAACTGATGACGTAACCGTCCCAGGCGTTGCCTTGGGCGATATGGTCATTGGCGCATCATTGGGCGTGGATTTGGTTGGTTTGACTGTTACTGGCTACGTTAGCGCAGCCAATACTGTTAAATTCCGCATCCAAAATGAGTCAGGCTCTACCGCTGACTTAGCATCTTCAACATTGCGCATCGTTGTAGTTCGTTCATTAGCATAAGATTCAGGGGCTTCGGCCCCTGATTTTTTAAAGGTTGTTATGGCTACATTTAGATGCCTTCAAAGTGGTCAAATGGTTACGTTTAACCAGCCCCACGATATAGATAGCATGAAAGGCCATGCCGGTTATGTGCGTATCGACGAGTCCGAAACTTTAGACGATAACGACGAACATTTAATAGTTATGCAGCCACCAGAGGCGCAAAAACGGCCTGGGAGGCCGAGAAAGATAGATAATGTCTGATATCGATTTGCGCGAATTTGGCAAACTAGAGGCTCAAGTTGAAGTGCTTCAGGTTGAAGTTAGCGCACTGCGCGAAGACGTCAAAAAGCTGTTGGCTATGGCTAACAAGTCTAAAGGCGGCTTTTGGGTCGGTATGGCCATTGCGTCAGCCATGAGCGGCATTTCGGCATTTGTCCTAGATCGGGTTTTTTTTAAATGAAAAACGGTCTATTAACCGGCAAAACCTGCCCCATTGCAACGCAGGATGTATCGGTCAATCTGAAAAACCGAAATCATGCGTTCAAAGAATACGGTTATGGCCCACCTAATCCAGATGAAGCCAACACGGCTTTCTGGATGAAAAAGGCCACGATGTACAACGCGCCGACCAATACCGTCAAAAGTATGAGATGCGGCAATTGTGCGGCGTTTATTCAGACGCCGAAGATGATGGAGTGCATTGTTGGCGGGTTGGAGAAGGACGAAAACGAAGATGAATTGTCGTATGACGAAGAATTTGTAGCAGCGGCTGATCTAGGCTATTGCGATTTGTTCCAGTTTACTTGTGCAGCGGCTCGCACTTGTGATGCGTGGAAGGGCGGCGGCCCTATAACTAAGGATTAAGATATGTCAACATTTCAGTTAGACCCTAATCAAGTGGCTTTCGGTGTGCCAGCTATGGGAACCACCCAAGTATTTTCTGTCACCAACTCTAGTGTTCAATCAACCGCTTTTGGTGCATCCACAACGATGGTTCGTTTATCTTGCTCTTTAGGACATTGCCATTTTCAAATTGGCACAAATCCAACAGCAAGTGTAACAACTTCACCCATGATGCCTAACAACTTTTCTGAAATTATTAGGGTAAATGCTGGTGAAAAGATTGCTGTCATTAAAGATGCAACTGTAACGGCATCAACATTTTCAGTAACGGAGTTAATATGAAAAAAGCAACTGGAGCTAAAAAGGTTGGCAAGGTCATGGGCGAGTATAAAGCCGGTACGTTACATTCTGGCAAAGGTGGCCCTGTAGTGACAAATCGCAAGCAAGCGGTCGCTATTGCCATGAGCGAAGCAAAAATGCCTATGAGAGGCCAACGCACTGCTAAGAATAAGATGGGAAAAATGAAATGAAAAACGGACTCTATGCCAATATCAACGCCAAGCAAGCCAGAATCAAAGCTGGATCGGGCGAGAAGATGCGCAAAGTAGGTAGTAAAGGTGCGCCAACTAAAGCTGATTTTGTACAGTCGGCTAAGACAGCGAAAAAGCCTAAAAAATGATTAAGCGCGGTAAAGAGGAATTTGCTGGCTATAACAAGCCTAAAGCGACTCCAAGCCACCCGACCAAATCCCATGTAGTCCTAGCCAAGGATGGGGATGAAGTCAAGCTGATCCGTTTTGGCCAACAAGGCGCTACTGGCAGTCCTGACGGCACAAAACGCAATGAAGCATTCAAAGCGCGGCATGCCAAGAATATTGACAAAGGCAAGATGAGCGCGGCGTATTGGGCAAACAAAGTTAAATGGTAGCCAAAAATAAAGTAATTTCTTTATAATAGGGGCGATGGCTTCTTCCCATTGGGGATAGGCAAAAGCTGGCTCTGTAAGGTTTGCGGGGAAGCGAATGACCTATCTTGAAATTGTAAATTCTATTCTGGTGCGATTGCGTGAGCCGACGGTATCAACTGTCGGCCTTGATGCGTATTCGACTCTTATCGGCAAGTTCGTTAATGACGCCAAGCGCCAAGTCGAAGACGCTTACGATTGGAATGTTCTCGGCCAAGAAAAAACCGTTACTACCACATCCGGCACGTATGTCTATTCGTTGACCGGAGCAGGTCAAAAATTCCGTGTATCAAGCGACCCGCTAAATACGACCAGCAATGTTGTCATGCAAAATATTAGCGTGGCCGCTATGCGCCAAAAGCAAAACTTCACCCCGATTGTCACCAACATCCCAGCGCAGTATTGCTTTGAGGGTGTTGACGGCAATGGTGATGCTCAAGTTCAATTGTATGGCCGTCCTGATGGCGTCTATACCATCAAATTCTTTTTGACCATCCCCCAAGCTGTTCTGTCATCAGACGGCACATCGGTGTTGGTGCCTGACGTATTGGTTGAGCAAAATGCCTATGCTAGAGCGTTAGTTGAGCGCGGCGAAGATGGTGGATTGAGTTCGTCAGAGGCTTACAACTTGTATCGCTCCATGTTGGCTGACTACATTTCGTTGGAAGCTACGCGCTTCCCTGAAACTCAGGAGTTTGTTCCAGTATGAGTCAAGCACTTGAACGATTTAGCGTTAACGCACCAGGCTTTTATGGCTTGAATACGCAAGACTCGCCATTGGATTTGGCGGCTGGATTTGCGTTGACTGCGATTAACTGCATTCTGGACAAGTACGGTCGGATGGGCGCACGTAAGGGATGGACGAAAGTTAATACCAGTTCGGGCAATTTGGGCGCTAACGATATTGGCGTCATCCACGAATTGGTGCTTACTGGTGGATCGGTAACGACTTTATTTGCTGGAAACAATAAGATATTCAAATTAAGCGGCACAACAGTTACTGAGTTGACCTATGGCGGTGGTGGTACAGCACCAACCATTAGCGCCAACAACTGGCAGTGCGCATCGTTAAATGGAGTAACATATTTTTTTCAGTCCGGTCATGATCCAATAATCTATGACCCAGCGGTTAGTTCTACAACGTACCGCCGAGTAAGTGAAAAGTCTGGTTATGCCGGTACGGTGCCACTAGGGAATATTTGTATTTCTGCGTATGGTCGCTTGTGGATTGCTAACAGTACGTCAGATAAAACAACGCTAACCTTTTCTGATTTGATTGCTGGCCATATTTATACCGGCGGCTCATCAGGCACATTAAACGTCAATAACGTGTGGGCTAACGGTGCTGATGAAATAACCGGCCTAGCAGCGCACAACGGCTTTTTGTTTATCTTTGGCAAGCGGCAGATTTTGGTTTATCAAGGTGCGACAACACCTAGCACAATGTCGTTGTACGACACCGTGGTTGGTATTGGTTGCCAATACCGTGATTCGATTCAAAGCACCAACACAGATGTGGTGTTTTTGTCCAACAGCGGTGTGCGCTCAGTTCTTAGAACCATTCAGGAAAAGTCTGCGCCATTTCGTGACTTGAGTAAGAATGTTCGTAATGACTTGATGCAGTTGGTAGCAGGTGAAACACCGGCGAATATTAAAGGCGTTTATTCAGAAATAGACGCATTCTACTTATTGACGTTCCCAACGGCGGGTCAAGTTTATGTGTTTGATACGCGAAATGTTATGCAGGATGGATCATCGCGGGTAACTACGTGGAACGACATTAAACCAACGGCAATGTATGCGTTACGCAATGGCGACCTATTGATTGGTAAGAATGGTTACGTTGGTAAATACGGCGGGTATCTTGATGACACTAGCACGTATCGAATGCAGTATTACACCAATCATGCCGACTTAGGTGATGTTGCTGTTACGTCGATTGTTAAGCGCATATCCATTGTTGCTATTGGCGGTTCAGACCAAGTGGTAACGATTAAATGGGGGTACGATTTTTCTGAGAACTATTTGTCTCAGAACGTATCTGTTCCAACCCAAGGTATTTCTGAATATGGCACGGCTGAGTATGGTGCTAATGGCGTTCCTGTTGCGCAGTATGCCGGTGGTATTGTGATTCAGAATTTATTTGCTCAAGCTACTGGTTCGGGTAAAGTTTTCCAGACAGGCTATGAAGCCGAAGTGAATGGGTTTGAATTATCGATTCAAAAGATTGAAATTTTGGCCAAACGTGGCCGTATAAATTAAGGGGCGGCAATGTCTGACTATACCAAATCAACCGACTTTGCATCTAAGGACGCGCTGCCATCAGGCAACTCGGCCAAGATTGTAAAGGGTACGGAGATTGACACAGAATTTAATAATATTGCGATTGCTGTTGCGACTAAGGCTGACTTAGCCAGCCCAGGCTTTTCTGGTAGCCCAACAGCACCAACGCAAACAACTGGCGACAATACATCTAAGTTGGCCACAACAGGGTTTGTGCAAGCTGCATTAAGCGCTCTGTACCCTGTTGGCTCGATCTATACCAATGCGGCAGTTAGCACCAACCCTGCTACGTTACTTGGATTTGGTACATGGTCAGCGTTTGGCGCTGGTCGTGTCATGGTTGGTCTTGATGCTGGCAATGCAGCGTTCGATACAGCGCAAGAAACTGGTGGCTCTGCTGATGCGATTGTCGTTAGCCATAGTCACACGGCAACATCAAGCGTTAGCGACCCTGGCCACAACCACACAATAGGATTTCAAAATCACACAATTGACCAAAACTCCGGATCAGCAGCTCTTGCTAAACAAGGCACATCAAACACAAGCACCGCAAGCACAGGCATTAGTGTTAGCACTAGCATTAGTACAACAGGCTCAAGCGGAACAAACGCTAACTTGCCGCCGTACATCGTTGTTTATATGTGGCGCAGAACGGCATGAGTGCAGTATTGGAAAATGTTGGCGGTGAGATTACTCACCACTTTTCAGATGGCTTGTATGCCAAGGAAGCATTCGTTCCTGCTGGCACGGCCATCATGAAACACACGCACAACTTTAGCCATCTATCTATTTTGGCCAAAGGTCGTGTTGCAGTAATGAAGGGCGACGTCATTGAAATTATTGACGCGCCAGCGTGTATAAATATTGAAGCAAACGTAGTTCATGGCATTAAGGCCATGAGCGATTGTGTCTGGTTTTGTATCCATTCGACGGATGAAAAAGACCCGTCTAAAGTGGATGAGATTTTAATTAGAGGGGAATAGTATGCCAATTGTTGCCGCAGGGGTAATGGGTGGGTTGAATTTGGTTGGCGGCATGATGGCTGCTGACTCTGCTAAAGATGCCGCACGAACATCAGCAAAAGCACAAATAGAAGCAGCACGAATTGCCGCCGAAGAAGCTCGCTTTAGGCCAGTTGGCGTTACGACGCGCTTTGGTACAAGCCAATTTGGTACAGATGCTAGTGGCCGAGTAAGTAGCGCTGGGTATACGCTATCGCCAGAACTAAAAGCCTATCAAGATCGTTTGATGGCGTTAAGCGGTCAAGGATTGACGCAAGCCGAAGCAGCTCAAGGAATGTATCAGCCGCTAACTGGTGCAGCAACTGGCCTGTTTAATTTGGGTCAACAATACTTAGCGCAGTCGCCTGAAGCAGTTGCCGCTCAGTATATGCAAAGCCAGCAAGACTTGTTAGCGCCAAGTCGTGAGCGTCAATATGCTCAACTGCAAAATCAGTTGTTTAATACTGGCCGCGGTGGTTTGTCTGTTGGCGCAACAGGTATTCGCCCAGGCGGCGGTGCTGGCCTTGCCGCTAGTAATCCTGAATTAGAGGCGTACTACAACGCATTGGCTCAACAAGACGCTGCATTAGCTTCCCAAGCACAACAAGCAGGTCAACAACAGGTAGCTTTTGGGACAGGTTTGTTTGGCCAAGGTGCTGGATTGTTGGGTCAGTATCAAGCCGGTCAAGTAGGCGCTTTAAATCCATTTAGCACTTATATTGGCGGCGCAAGTACATTGGAAAGTTTAGGTCAGCAACCGTTAGAGTTGGGCGCTAATATTGGCGGTAGAAATGTTAATACAACAGGCGCAAATGCTTTGTTGGAGGGTGGAATTAACGCCGCAAGAACTATGCAGCAAGCTAATGCCTACAACCCATATAGCGCAGCGATACAAGGTTTTGCAAGTAATCCTTATGTTCAACAAGGCGCACGCAGCTTGTTTGGTGGAGGAAGTTCACCAACTGGTTCATATGATTTTTCATCAGTTCAGCCATCAAGAACATACGCTCCATCCCCAATGACTTCACCAGATATGTACCGTCGCAGCGCGTTTGATTATTACCCTGGCGGCGATTACGCTGGTGCAATATAAAACATAAAGGACAATAATCATGGCAAGCGAAATCTTAGGTCTGTTTACATCGCCGGAGCAATACCGAGCGATGCAAGATCAGCAAACACAAAGGGAAGCGATTCAATACGCTGGTCTTACGCCGTTTCAACGTGCTGACGTTAGTTTATATAGTGGTGGCAAACAACTTGGCCAAGCTGTTGGCAGTTTGTTTGGTATGGAAGACCCACAACTGCGCAAAATATCAATGCGTCAGCAAATGCTGACCGGTGCTGGTGGTAATCCACGTATCAATTTGAATGACCCAGGCTCTATGCTTCGTGCGGCTAATTTAGCGCAGGAGCAAGGCGATCCAGAGTTTGCTCAGTATCTTATTGGTGCAGCCAACGATCTAGCCAAGAACATAGCTGATATGCGTTCAAAGTCAGCCACCGCTGCCAAAACTGAATTGAGCATTGCTCAAGAGGAAAAGTTGCGCGAAGAACTTGGCAACCTTGGCCCAACGCCAACTAATGAGCAAGTGTTAGCGGTTGTGTCTAAATATGGTTCACCTGAGAAAATAATGGGTGTTTTGCAAGCTACTCAGACGGCGCAAGCTAATAGAGAAGCGCGCAAAGAAGAAAAGCAATTAATGCTTGATCAACGCACACAAGAATTAGCGGATAAGGCGGCTCAAAGAGAAAGAGAATTGGAAGTTGCTCACGCAAGAAGATTGGAAGAATTAAGGCAAAGAGGCGCTGATGCAAAAGATTTACAAGCACAAAGATCGGCAGATAAGAGAGAGCTAGAAGCTCAGAGATTGGCAGACAAAAAAGAGGCAAGAGATTTAGCGGCGGCAAACAAACCATTACCCGCTGGCATTCAAAAAGCTGAAGACGCTGATTATGATGCGGCTCAAGCAGCGATTAATCTGGCCACTGATGCTGATAAATATTTGACTAGCATCAAATCCGGCAATATTAAGTTTGGTTTAAAAGACAGAATAAGCATTACAGCTCGCAGCGCACTTGGTTCAGGCGATCCAGATGTGGTAGCACGTAATGACTTTGAACGCTTTAAGACAACGCTAGTCAATGAATCATTGCGCTTAAATAAAGGTACTCAAACTGAAGGCGATGCAGCTAGAGCAGCCAAAGAATTGCAAGGTGCTGAATCTGCTGCTGATGCAGGAAAAGCGATTCAGACATTGCGCGATTTAAATGCTCGCCGTGCTGCTGATTATAAGAATACTATTGAGCGCCGTCGTGCTAACGCTAAGTTACCGATGCCTGAGATGATATTTGAGTCACCTAAGTTTGAGCCGCACGTATTCACCAATGCCGACTATGCAGCATTGCCAAAGGGTACGGTATTTATTGATGACAAGGGCGTTAGAAGGAGAAAACCATAATGGCTAAAAACGCATGGGAAGACGCTCCGGTTGTTCAGGAAGAAGCGCCACAAGTATCTACGTCAGTCTTTCAACCTTCCGTTCCCTATTCTGGTGCGGCAGAGGCTGGTCGTGCTGTAGCGCAAGGCGCTTCATTTGGCTTTGCTGACGAGATAGAGGCGGCTTTTCGTACAGGTCGAATTAGCGGCCCTCAATACGAAAAACTAAGAAATGAACTACGCGCCCAGCAAGGTCAGTTCGGCCAAGATTATCCGAACGTCAAAACACCATTGGAATTGGCTGGTGGTTTGATTGTGCCATTTGGTAGCTTACAGGCTGCAAACCGTTTAAAAACTGGCACACAAGCAATGTTAGCTGGTGAGAGATTAGGCGGCCAAATAGCGCGTGGTACTGCTGTAGGAGCCGCTACAGGCGCTTTATCTGGCGCTGGCTATGCAACCAAGGACACCGGCGAAGAAGCTGTCAAAGGCTCTATTTTTGGCGGTGCGTTAGGCGGTACAGTTCCTGTTGCTCTTAAAGGCGCTGGAGGTGTTATTCGCAATGTCCTAAATGCTTCGGGGATTGGCGATCAACAAGTTGCATCGTCCAAGATTCTGGCTAACTATCTGCAAAAAGACAATTTAACACCTAACGAAGCAATGTCCGCATTGGATGAGCTGCGCCGCATTGGCGTACCTAATGCCACCATAGCTGATCTTGGTGAGAATCTCCGTGGCCTAGCATACAGTGCTTATGCCGTTCCATCTAAGGCCAAGACAGGCACTCAGAATTTCTTAGAGAGTCGTTTAATTGACCAGAAAAACGACGTTGTTACGGCATTGGCTAACAAAGCTGGTTTAGATGTAAATGCTAATGGCTACGAAAGATTAAATAGTTTAATTGAAGATCAAGCATTAAAGGCAAAAACAGCTTATCCAGCGGCTTATAGCAAAGACGTTTACGCTAAAGATTTTCGCAAATACATGGATCGTGATCTATTTAAAAATGCGTACAAAGAAGCAGTTAAACGTGCTGATGCGCGTGGCGAAACTTTGCCACCATTGGATGCGTTATTAAGCGACCGCCGTGTTCCAACGGATGTTATGCACCAACTTAAAATTGGCCTTGATCGCATTGTTGAAAAAGAAACCGACGCAATTACTGGAAAAGTTACTGGATACGGTAACGATGTTTCAAAAGCAAGAAAAGAATTTAACGATTTGCTAAAAACAAAAAATGATGCCTATCGCAAAGCCAATCTTGAATATGCTGATTCAGAAAAAATTCAAGACGCATTTCAAATGGGTCAAAAGTATCAAAAGTTAGACCCTAAAGAAGCTGCCGCAAAGATTAAAGCATTTAACCCTGCTGAAAAAGAATCCTTCCGCATGGGTATGATGGCCGATATTAATAACCGTGCTGGCGATTTTAAAGGTGGTGACTTTACTCGCCAAGTATTTAAAAGCGACAATCAAAAGGGATTAGTTAGATTAGCTTTTGAAGATCAAAGCAAATACAACGAATTCTCTCAGTTCATCAAAGCAATTGATGAGCAAGGCAAAACTGCCAAAAAAGTTATTGGTGGCTCACCAACTGCCGAGCGCTTGGCTACTCAACAAAACGCTGGTGAGATTGCGCAAATTGCTCAGAATGCTGCGCGTGGTGATTTGCTTGGTACAACTAGAGCGTTGGCCAGTACGTTGTTTTCTAGAGCAAAAGGCATCAGCTCTGAGTCATCCGAAGCATTGCAAAAGCGTTTATTTACGTCTAACCCTGATGAGCAACGCGCCATTTTGCAAGAATTACAGACAAGAACTCAGCGCCGACCAGTTGGCCTTTTGTCTGGTGCGGCTGCGACAGGTACGGCTACAGGAATATTAGGCGACTAAATGCCATTTGCGCTGATCGCAGCGGCAAATACTGCGATTGCGGCAGCGAAGGCCGGATGCAAACTTTACAAAGACATCAAGAATGCAGCCGGTGATGTAAGAGAAGTATTGGATGATCTGAAATCGCAATTCAGCAAGATTCAGAATCCAACGAATGAACAAAAGATTCAGTTCAATGAAGAAGTACAGAAGGTTCAGAAGATAGCGAAGACTGACCCGAATGATGCGCTTGGCGACATAGGCGAACATTTGGGTAAGTTCTTAGACGCATTTGATATGATTGAAAAACTTTTTTTGCAGGAAGAACGTGATTCAAAAAAAGTATACAAGGGCGAAGAATCTATCGGTCGGCGAGCGTTGCGGCGCGTGTTGATACGAAGTCGATTGAACTCCATGTACGCCGATATACGCACCGAAATGACGTATAACGCACCGGCTGAGTTGGGCGACTTATATACCCGCTTTGAAAAAATGTGGGGTCAGATTCAGGAAGAGCAGCGCATAGCCAATGCGGAAGAGTTAAGAGCAATACATTTAGCCGCAGCGAAACGAAGGCGAGCTATTAGAAAGATCAAGGAAAATGCGACATGGTTTGGCGCGGTTCTGTTCGTGACCCTATGGTTAATAAGCCTCCTACTACTGATAAGGATGAGCAAGACAATATCCCTTGGGTACTATTGATTTGTCTAATTTCGATGGTGTTGACACTTGCCATTGCATTGCCGTTAGTTGGTTTAGCAATTATGGACGCAAACAACGCAACGAATGCGGCCATTATTGAAGTTGATAGAATGCGCAGGATACGCAAATTATTGATGCGTGAACTAGAGGAAAAAAATGCTGACACTCAACCAACTGAAGCAACTACTACCAAGGAATAAGTATGTCGAACATTGGCATAATGCTCTGCATCAACTGCTTCCTGACTATGACATTAATACCGCTCATCGTATTGCTGCTTTTGTAGCGCAATGCAGTCATGAGTCTGGTGGCTTTACAACGCTAAAAGAAAATCTGAATTACAAGCCACAATCCCTTCGCAGACTTTTTAATAAGTATTTTCCAGATGACGCTATCGCTAACCAGTATTGTGCGCGCCCTAATAAGCAAGAGGCTATCGCAAACCGTATTTATGCTAACCGTATGGGCAATGGTGATGAGTCTAGCGGTGATGGCTACCGTTATTGTGGCCGTGGTCTTATCCAACTTACTGGTCGGTCAAACTATCAATCCTTTGCAGATTCTATTGAGGTGGATGGTCGCCCACTAAAGATCGACGAAGTGCCAGAATACCTTGCTTGCTTCGAAGGAGCGGCGCAGAGCGCTTGCTGGTTTTGGGAGGTAAATGGATTGAATCAATGGGCAGATAAATCTGACCTAGTTACATTAACTAAGCGAATTAATGGGGGCTTAATTGGGATCGAAGATCGCAAGAAACATTATGAGCATGCTTTGCATGTCCTTGGTGCTTAGTGCTTGCCAAGACCGTTTTAGGTATCCTTGCCAAGACCCTAAAAATTGGGAGACGGCAGATTGCAAAGCGCCGATCTGCACAGCGACTGGCACTTGTCCTAGCGATGTCACGCAACCAGAAAAGGTGAAGCCATGAACGAAGATAGTTTGAACGCATGGTTGAAATTCATAATTGGTATTTGCTTTTGTATGATCCTAATGATGATGGCATCGCTGTCGATGTATAGCGTCGTCTTCACCGTACAACCGATGTCGGGCATGGCTCCAGCGGACAAGCAGTTTTTTCTACTGCTTTCCGATATGTCCAAATACATATTGGGCGCACTGGCCACGTTAATTGCGGTGAAAGGCAAAGATCAATTCGTGCCACCAGGCTTGTCAACGGCCAAGGAACGTGAAGAGGCGATGAAGCCGCAAACTCCACCAGCGCCTATGACGCCAGCCAAACGTGTAGAGCCAACGATTGAGCCAGTAGCAGCGGCTGCGCCTGTCGTTCTAGGATTTAATGGCAAGCCTGCCCCACCACCCGCAGCACAACCGGAGATCGAATGATGAAATCACTTATTGCACTTATTGCGTTTGTTCCACTTATTGCGTTTGCCGGTGGCGAGATGAAAAAAGTTTGCCACGATGAAAAGGGTAAGCAGGTTTGCAAAACCATCAAGGTGCATAAAAAATTAGAGGGCACGAAAGTACCGCCTAAATGAATCCGTATTTCATCGCTGGCAGCGTCTTGGCCGTAGTGTTCGCCTATGGCGCTGGCCATTGGCAAGGCGACGATGCTGGCCAAGCTAAAGTCCAAGCGCAATGGGACAAGGAAAAAGCCAAACAAATGGCCGAGTACGCTGAGAATATGCGCTTGGCCAGAGAGAAAGAGCAAGCGCTTCAACAGGGCGCAAATAATTTACGCGAGGAAAAAGACCGTGAAATCCGCAATATTAATGCTCGCTCTATTGCCTTGGCTAACAGCCTGCGCAACCGGCCAGAGCGCCCCGCCGAGGGCAGTACCGTGTCCAGTACCGCCAGCGCTTGTAGTGCAGCCACCGGAGCGCAACTGGCAAAAGGAGATGCAGAATTTCTTGCAGGGTACAGTGCCGACGCAGCCAGCCTCAAAGCAGCCTTAGACCAGTGCGTCAAGCAGTACGAATCGCTTCGCCATTAATAATACGACGGCCGCGGCGCGCAAGTAACATCGACAACAACGTCGGATGTGCGCCCTGAAATCTTTCGCTTGGCCAGTATCATCACGGCTCTGGTGCGATTAGATTCACAATCTTGAATAGCCATAATGACCTCATTGCGGCTCATAGCTTGAACTTCTTTTTCTACTGTCAACGATGTGTTTGGCATATCGAATGTTGAACAGCCAGTTAGAAAAAGTAATGGCAATAGTTTTTTCATGATTTCTCTCTTTTTTAGTGGTTAATTATTTTTTCAATACCTTGCGCACAACGCATACGAAACTCAGCCCATTTTTTCATAAACTTTGGGTCTTCTGATGGTGGTAGCCAGTTGTAATTAGCACGCCAACGAATCGTTACATCGGTGGTTGATGGCGTGTAAATGTAATGGTCGCCCATGCTCATGTTGTTATGCTTCTTCATCTTGCCTCCTGTCTTCATTTTTCCTGCGGGTAGTAACCTCTTTCTTTTTCATTAACGCAACCTCAGATTTAGTATAAATAGGTTTTGGCTCGGGTGGTGGTAACAACGCCAGCCAAACTTCGCCGGTATAGGCAGAAAAACCGCATTTGTGGCATTTACGCAACCGTCTAACACCACCTAATTGTTTCTGAGTCCACGTTACATTCGTCTTTCCACCACAGTCTTTACAGTTCATTATCATCCATCATCAAATATGCAATTAATCCAGCCACACCAACAGTAATGCCAGCACCTATTAACATCGCTCCAATGGCTGCAATGGCAATCATTTTTTCCCCTTCCATTGAATCATTTCAACAGATTTCAATTCATTACTCCCTGCATCAAACACCAACGACATATTTGGAAATCGTGCGCCGACATCAATAAACAATTCACCGTTCAAAACGTGCGCGTTTAATTCAATCGTGTAGTCAGGTTTAATGCGCAAACGGTATTCCGTTTCTTCATTCCATGTTGGATTGGGTGATTCTTCCCATGCTTGATGGCGCTTTGAGAATTTCTGAATCTTCGCGCCTTCAGCCCATGCTTTAATTAATTTTGCGTGTTTGTGTTCAGTCATTTTTTGTCTCCTTTAAATACATCATCATTTCAGCATTAAGTTTTGCTTGCGCCCATTTTTGTGGGCCTGATAACTGCATTAGCGCCAGCGAGAATTGCACAAAATTCTGTAGCTTTTCTAGCTCTTCTTCATCAACTTCACCAGCTTTAATACTTTTAAACACTTGCGCAATACCTATCCTGTTACCGTTAATAATTGCTTCCCAATCGAAGTTAATCTTTTTTGGCTTGGGCATGCTTATCTTTCAATGCTTTAGGTATCTTTGGTTTTGGACACCAGCCAATGCAATCATCAGACCAAACACCGATTACGCAAACGCCGCCAGGGTTTAATAACAGCATGCTAGTTCCTCGCGGTGGTGGATCAACGTCTGGATCACGAAAGTACAGTTGATCTGTTGTGGATTGTTGGAACTTATCCATCACGCCGCCTTACGATACAACTTTGCCATCAGCGTTTTAACGTCAACAGCTTTCCCCGACCGGTTCATGTAAATGCTTTCGGTTTTGCGCTCAAAACATGGCTGGCAAATCCATCGGCCACTTGATTTAGTTTTGCGATAAACACCACCAGCTAATTCGCGGGTGCTTTGGCAACTGGTGCAGAATTTAGTGGTCATAGTTTTTTACCATTCGCAATCAATTCATTATCATTTACGCCAATATAAGAACCATCATCAAAATCTAAATAAAAATAATCTGGCGCAGTTGGACGTTGCCTTATCACGTTAAAAACTCTTGCAGGGTCGCCATCAAACATAACCCTGTCGCCTGGCTTTAGTTCATCAATCCAGCTTGTCATGATTGCTCCTTGCCCGTATAGCTCCCGCAATCTTGTTACCGCATTCTGTATGTCGTGGCACTACAGCTTCGGCGGCTTTCGCGCATTCCTCGCGTTCTACCCAAATCAAATTCTGAAACTTTTGCAGTTTGTTCATGATGTCAGGCGTAAAGTCAAACCCTGCTTCTTCTATCATGCGCAATAATTTATGTTCAGTCATTTCTCCCCCCTAAATTTTATTATTTGCTCTTTCGCTTCTTCTGCTCCTTTGCACACCAGCACCGTGTCGCCAATGCCTCGCAAGTATGTGTGCCAATCTTTTTGTGGTGGGCTAATCGTTCCACCCTTGATACGTTTCATTTCAACCCACAACCGCCATGCTGGTGCGTATAAGTCTGGAACGCCTGGGCTAACGCCTTCAACCTTTAATCGAGCAGCCACCCCAAGGGTGCGTTTCTCGCCATTGGGTATCGCAAAAATTCGCACTTCCGTGTATGTCTGGCGAAACCATTTAACGACTTCGCGTTGTTCTTCATGCTCGGTTGGGATTCGTTCAGTCATTCCATTTCCTTGATAAGACGCGATAAAACTTGCCTTCTTTTTTGTATGCAATGGTGGTCGGTGGTTTGCCATGATTCATATACGTAGCAATCTGGTCTAGCTTAGTCACGCCAACCGCAAACAATTCACGACTACCGACACCCGACGCATTGGCCATCTTGGCTAACTCTCTGACCGCTTTGTCGCCAGCATAACCATCGTGGCGAAGTGGCAGGTACTCGGTAATCGATGGGTCGGATAGATTCTTTGAATAATAGCTGACGGCCAGCATTTCTTTGCCACTGGTGTTACTGATGTGCTTGCGCCAATTCCAGCCAGTAATAATCATATCCTTGGCATCCATGCCCATGATGTCGTCGTGGCGCAACGTCAATGGCTTTGGTACAGATGGCGGGAATTCATGGCCACACGATGGGCACACCTTGATGGATATGGCGCAAAGTTCATGGCACTCGGTGCAAAGTTTGACAGGCATTTCACCGTTCCCTGTCCCTGCTTTGTTGGGCGGCTGCACGTTGGTGATCGGGCCATGCGTTTCAACCACTCCCGCAAAATCCAACACCAAGCAATGGTCGATGTGGTCTTTGATTCGCATTCCACGACCCGCCATTTGTACGTACAGGCTGGCGCTCATAGTCGGGCGCAGCATGGCGATTAGATCAATATTAGGAGCATCAAAACCAGTCGTTAAGACATTGGCATTGGTAAGCGCTTTTATTTTCCTTGTTTTAAATTCATGGATGATTCGTTCGCGATCTGTCTTTGATGTCTCGCCAGTTATACAGGCCGACTTAATTCCTTGATCGCGCAACTCGATGGATACGTTTTTCGCGTGGTTGATACCGGCACAAAAGAATAGCCACGATTGTCTATCGCCAGCCAAACGAATCACTTCAGCCACAACGCTTTCATTATTCTTCCTTGTATCAACGGCTTTCTGTAATTCGGATTCAATAAACTCGCCGCCGCGTTTTTTAACATCGCTCGTGTCTAACTTGGTCGTGGTGGTCTTTGACCGCAGCGTGGCCAGATGCCTTTTGTAGATCAACTCCTCGATGCTTACTGGCTCAATCAGATCGTCGAAGATAGCTGGCTTGTCGGTGATAAGACCATGACCCAAGCGGTACGGCGTGGCTGTTAAGCCGATTACGCGCAACTCTGGATTGATGACCTTTAATTCATCCAACAACGTGCGATAGCCACCTTCGTTTTTGTGGCTAATCAAATGGCATTCATCCACAATCACCAAATCAATATGGCCAAGCGCCGCAGATTTAGTGCGCACCGATTGAATGCCAGCAAAAGTTATCGGCTCGCCTAAATCACGCTTACCAATACCTGCTGAGTAAATGCCCAAGGGCGCACCCAGCCAATGCTGTCTCATCTTCTCGGCATTTTGCTCGATCAATTCTTTAACGTGCGTCAGCATCAGAATTTTTGTCTCTGGCCATTTCTGCACGGCATCCTTACAAAGCGCGGCAACGATGTGGCTCTTACCCGAGCCTGTTGGCAGCACTAAGCACGGATTGCCTTTATTCTTGCCAAACCACTCATAGAGCTGGTTGATGGTTCGTTGTTGGTAGTCGCGGAGCATTATCCAACCACCCGCGCATTAAACTCACGACGAAACTCTGTTGCAAACTCGTCAGGGTTGGCGCATACCGCCGGATTGGCCAGTATTTCCTTTGAGCCAAAGACATTGGTATCAGGTTCGCCGTTAATCACATCCTTGCCATTGATTACATAAATGGCTTGCCATTCGTTGTCGCTTTCCTTGCGCTGATATGGCACCAGATCGGGATGCAGTACGTGCGAATCGCAACCCTCGCGCTGCCACTCTGTCGGAATATCGTCAGCATCATGGCGCTCACACCGCCACGTTGAATTCTCTAGCGCCGTACTGTTAGCGCACGTTCTGCAATTGGCGTGTTTGGTAATCTTGGACTCAAAACAAAAGTCGTGCGCAGGACACCAGCGGCATTGATACCACGTTGGGTCGGCTGATAATGGTTCTGGCATACGATCAGACAAAGCAATGCGCTTGCCTCGCGCTATGGCCTTCTCAGCAACGTCTTTATCAAACTTCACTCGCTCAGTGTAGATGCGGTCATCATCCTTGCAAACGGCCACGTACAACGCTCGATCAATCTCAGTACCAGCCATGTAAGTCTGCATTTGGATAAAATGCTCTGGCTTAGATTCTTCGACACCCTTCTTTTCCACATCGTTAAACGACTTTAAGCTATGGGTTTTAAATTCGGCTACGTGTTCGGTCTTCGGTGCGCCTGGCACACCTGATTTGATTACACCGTCTAAGCTACCGGATACGTGCGAGCCAAAGGTAACTCTGGATTGGTTGCCGGTCGTGCGTTGGATGTCAATACCAATGGCACGAAGGTCGCTAACGATTTGCGCTTCCTCAAGATTGCCTCGGCGAAACATTCGCAAAACACGACCGTCAAAGGTTTGTTGGACTGCCCAACGAAACGACAGCCATAACCAACGGTCGCAAGCGTGACCCAGCGTTGATGCGCCCAAGTGTGGCCGTGGCGGCTCCTGACGGCTTTCGTGGTGCTTGTCAATCAGGTTGGTGATGCTGTATTCTGGCTCTGGAATTTTCATGATTCCGATTCTCCTTCGTGTGGACTAGTTGGGCAGGGGTCAAACCCTGCCCTTTTTTTGCTTACTTCTTCTGCCAAGGTGGCGCAGCCTTACCGGTTGCCGCAGCCTTTGCTACTGGTGCGGGTGGCGTTGAGCCAGCAATGGCTTTAAAGCCTTTGACTTCGTTCTGGTCGCCGTACTGCTCGCTTGAACGAATATCCACCTTGATCGACAGTTGGCCACCAATCAGCTCATCTGTGTCGGCAACCTTGGCTATACCAATAGCGCGCATGACTTCGCCTAATTGCTGGCGACCAATTTCCTCGGCCTTTGGGTTAGGGTTACGAATGTTCAAGTTGCCAAAGACAATTCTGCCCTGATGGCTCGGGCCAATGATGTCGTAGCGAATCGCAATGTACTGGCCAGTTCCTGCCTTGGTGTTTTTCAACTCCGCAGCCGTGATGCTGGCCGTGTACCAACCCGCTGGCAGCGGCTCGTAGGATTTGTCGCTAACTGGCATTGCATCTGCTTCAAAGGTTTGGTCTAAAAAAGCCATTATTCTTCTCCGATCATGGTGATAGTAAATGTTGGTCTGCCTGGCGTTGTGGTAATAGCGCCGAGCAAAGGTTTAGTAATACTTTCATCTGCTGCTTTCCAAGCTGCCGAAGCAATCTCAGGTTTCCAACGAAACAAACTACTTAAATGCGCCTCAAGTCCGTTTGCAGCCGCCAGTTCCTGTAACTTGTCGGCGTTGATCTTGCGGTTCATACGGCCTTCGATCTTGACGACGTACTGGCCGACCTCGCGGTTTTGGGTGCCTTCAAATGATTCAGCCACCTTGAAATGCTTAGTCAGCTTGTCTTCAATCTCACGACGGTAGGACGTTGCTGCTGCTTCTTCCATTTTGGCAATCGTCCATTCCTTGGTTAGCGTTTCGACTTCGTTCATAGAATCCACTCCACGATGGTTTCAGCAAAGATGGCCAGAGTCATGACTATCGCAATATTGATATTCATTTCTTCGCTCCGATCTTATTAATGATTACCGTCAAGTCAGGCGCTTCCCACGATTCGAGCTTGCCAGAACGATCCTTGGCTAACCATAGGCCATCGCTATCGCACATTAAAGCGCGTTGGGCAAAGCCGTCGGCATCCTTTTCAACTCTAAGCGCCAGCACTTCGTCAAAGAAATACGGCAAGGATTGGCCGGTCTTGTTGCCTGGCATCGAAGGTGCGTACAAAATGCGCCCCATTTCATCCTGCGTTTTCTCCAGCTTGGCCGTCATCAAAACGTGCTTGGCCGGTAAGTCGCGGAATGCTCGGATAATGTCGGCCATCTGTTCCTGCATGGAACCGTAGGCTGCCCTTGGATCTTTATTGATTTTTTTCTCATAGTTCAAACAGACTTCAGCGATCTCCGAAATGCTGTCAATGGCTACCGATTCAAACTGCGCAGCCTCGGCAGATTCAGATAGCCATTTGTAAGCCTCTTGAAGCTCTGCCATCGTGGTGATTTCGATGTAAGGCAGTTCGGCATCCTGAATTGATAGGAGGCCGCCCTCGGCGCTCAAAACGATTGGGGTGGGCAGCGTTGGGATTAGGCTGGTTTTGCCAGCACCGGCTGCACCGTAGACCAACAACTTGACACCGTTGCCAGCTAGGTTGCCGGTGCTTTTTAGATTAATGGCCACGGCTTACCTCCGCATAGGTCAAGTCGGTTGCGTCGTTCTCAGCGGCAGCCCAAAGATGCGCCCAATCTTGGGCAGTCTTGCCGCTTCCCACGGCTTTCACGTTGCAGTTATGCGCCACCAGCACGGCGTCAACGTCATCTAAGTCGATGTCGTGTTCGGCGTAAATGGCTTTCGCGTCTGTTGAAATCATCATGTTCCTTCTCCTAAATGTCGCCGGTCAGGGTATCTGGTTGGCGATTGCTTGCAAGATTACCGAATACAAAGTAGGATGTCAACAGTTTGATGTAAAAAAGTGACAGGGGAATATAAATGCTAACTTTAGAGCAAATTAGGAATAAATTACAGGATCGCCGACTTGGCTTGATTGTTAAGGCCACCGGCCTTCACTACAACACCTTGCGCGATGTTCGGGACAATTCTGAGGCTAATCCCACCTATAAAGTTGTTAAATTGCTAAATGATTATTTCTCAGGGACATTAAGTAATGGCTGACCTATCCAATATATTTGGCGGCCCTTGGTCACCACCACCAGAAAAAATACTTACTTCGCCAGAGCAGCAATTGATTGATGCGATGGTGGCAATTGGCTTGGAGCCGCCAGATCAAATACGGATGGACGGCAAAATCCACCGTTTTAAGTCTGGCACCAAAGGCTCCGGCAACCACGGCGATAAGCCAGGCTGGTATTTGATCTTTGGCGACGGCATCCCTGCCGGTCGGTTTGGTTGCTGGCGCATGGGCATCGAGCAGACCTTTCGCGCTGACGTTGGCCGTAAATTGTCCGACTCTGAGGAAATGACCTTTGTTCGGCGCTTGACTGAGGCTAAAACCCTGCGCGACGCTGAAATTCAGCGCAAGCACGAAGTCGCCGCCGACACCGTTGAAAAAATATGGGTTGGTGGTGGCTTGGCCTCGCCAGATCATCCGTATTTGCAACGCAAGGGCATCAAGCCGCACGGCTCGCGCATTACCGGCGACGGCAGGTTGATGGTTCCTTTGTATGGCACCGACGGCGTCTTATCGAGCATTCAGTACATTGATGGCGATGGGAATAAGCTATATCACCCTGGCGGCCAGACCGGCGGCAAATACCTGATGATTGGCACGATGGACGAGCCTGGCGTTTTGTATTTGGCCGAAGGATTCGCCACCGCTGCAACGATTCACGAAACAACGAACCGACCTTGCGTCGTGGCGTATTCGGCTTCCAACCTTGTGCCTGTTACCGGCATCCTGCGCGACACTTACGGCGTTCAGCAAAGCATCGTGATTGTGGCTGACAACGACGCCTCTGGCGTTGGCCAGCGCTACGCCGAGCAATCCTGCGCCAAGTTCGGCGCTGAAATGATCCTGCCGCCCATCCAAGGCGACGCCAATGATTACGTCAAAGATGGCCACGATCTTCTAGCCTTACTTAATCCACCCATCGAAGGCTGGTTAGTACCGATTGACGAGTTCTGCGCCAAACCCGCCCCGATCTCATGGCTAGTTAAGCGTTGGGTGCAATCCAATGCCTTGGTGATGGTGCATGGCCCGTCAGGTGGCGGTAAAACCTTTGTTGTTTTAGATTGGTGCTTGCGCATGGCCAGCTCTGTCCCTGATTGGTGCGGCAATAAGGTCAAGGCCGGAAACGTGGTCTATTTAGCCGGTGAAGGTCACCATGGCTTGCGCGGTCGCGTAGCCGCTTGGAAACAGCACCACCAAGTAACCACCCCCATCAATATGTGGCTATCCAAGGACGGCTGTGATTTAAATACGCCAGCCGGTTATTTAAAGGTGGTGCAGCAAATCCGTGGCATTAAACAACCCACCGTCATTATTGTGGATACCTTGCACCGCTTTCTATCAGGGGACGAAAACAGCGCCCAAGACGCTAAGACGATGCTGGATTCGTGCAATAACCTGATGAACGAGTTCGATTGCTCGGTCATATTGGTGCATCACACCGGTGTATCGGAAGAAGCGCAGCACCGAGCCCGAGGCTCAAGTGCGTGGCGTGGAGCCTTAGATATTGAGATATCGGTGGTGCCTGGCACGGATACCACGCCAATGAAGCTGGTGCAAAGGAAGTCAAAAGACGCCGAAATGACCGAGCCGGTCTTCCTATCCCTGCAATCCGTGGCCATTACCGGCTGGAGGGACGAGGATGACCAGCCAGTAACCAGCGCGGTCGTCGTCGAATCATCGGCGCCAGTAAGAGATAAGAAGGACTCCAAGACCGACGGATTTAGGAAAATGTTTGAAAATGCGTGGTTTGATTCAGGCGCTGAAGTCATTAACGATCAGCCATACTTGTCTAGGTCGGCGCTGAAAGAGAAACTTGCCAAGGACGGCAACGCCGATCGAACGATCAGGAACATGATTAATCCGTCCTACACCGATAAATTGATCGGGTATTTGATGCAGTCAGGGATGATTCAAGCCAGCGAACATGGGTGGATAATGGTTAATGAAGTGGAAACAAACTCCATGTTATTGAGGAAGAATTCTTAGCATCTTGGTATCATTATTCTTGACCCTAAATGACCCTAGGGTCATGACCCTAGTCAGGGTCAAAAAGGGGCAAAAGATGGCAAAAGTTGACCCTCCCTGACCCCTAACCCTTAGGGTTAGGGTCAAGGGTCAATGCCAGCAGGGTCAGGGTTGGTTAAGTTTAAAGATTTTGTTTTGTTAGTTTTTTGGTATCTTTTTTTTATTAACATTTTATTACGAAAAAAATCATGGGAATTCATGGAATTGGTCGGCCAGCAAAACCGGACGTAAAGTATTTCCAGCGGCAGCTTGGGGCGACGGAAAGGCACACGTTGCTGGTGGCTGGTGATGGCGATCTGTCGGCTGGGTTTCTGGAAGTGATCGATGCTTACCGGCATTTCTATAAACTTGGTTTAAGGCCTGATATGGCGCTCGATGGAGTTACCCTAGTCCTACCCAAAGGAAGGAAGAAAAACGTCTCTAAGACCCCTTAGAATCGATTTAAACGCTACTGGTGGTGCAGGTTGTGCGCGGTGTTTTTTAAAGAAAGAAAAACAAACGCAAACGAACGCAAACGAACATAAACGAAAGCAAAGGAAAGGAAACGAACATTGGTGGTCGGAGGAAGCTCCCCCCGCCTCTTTCTTTATTCTTTTTTGGCCTCCCCCCTCTTTTTTTGCTACCAATTTTGTAACTAATGTTTTGAAAGTAGTAATCAAATTGCATCCCGCTATAGGTTTTGGCTAACGTAATGTTTGAATGTCGCATAAGGCGTTTTATGTCAAATGCGACCGTTAGGTTTTTCCTTGTGTGTGTGCGCTCACTCACTTTTTCCTGACTTTTTGATAGGGGGGGGAGGTCGGGGCTGAGAGAAAATTTTTGTTGTACCCTCCGCCACCCAAAAAAAGTGAAACTAGGAAAATCAATTTTGTTATAGTCCGAAAATATGAAAATACAAATTACCCAACGCAACGTAACGGATTTGATTCCTTACGCAAGAAACAGCCGAACTCACAGCGACGAGCAGGTGGCTCAAATAGCCGCCAGTATTAAAGAGTTCGGCTGGACTAATCCCATTCTGGTGGACGCCGACGGCAGCATCATTGCTGGCCACGGAAGGCTGCTAGCGGCCAGAAAGCTGGGGTATGACGAAGTGCCGACCATTGAGTTGGGGCATCTAACACCGGCGCAAAAAAAGGCTTACGTCATAGCTGACAACCAACTGGCGCTAAATGCTGGCTGGGATACTGAGCTATTGATGTTAGAGTTACAAGAATTGCAAGATTGCGACTTTGACCTAGACCTGCTGGGCTTTGACCCGAAAGAGCTAGACAAGTTATTGGAGCCGGAGCAGGTCGAAGGCTTGACCGATGAGGATGCGGTTCCCGACGCACCGGATGAGCCTAAGACCCGCTTGGGGGATATCTATCAGCTTGGCGGCCATCGGTTGATGTGTGGGGATAGCACGAGTATTGACGATGCTGAAAAACTAATGGGTGGATTATTGGCTGATTTAGTCTTTACTGACCCACCATACAATGTTGATTATTCAGGTAGGGGCGCAAACAATTTAGGCACTATCAAAAATGACAATATGTCAGACAACGATTTTGAGCAATTTTGTCGGGATGTATTTACAACATATAGCGCAATAATGAAACCTTTGGCGTGTATTTATGTATGTCATCCCGACAGTGCATCAGCGCCAAAAATTGCGTTTGAAAAAACTTTTGCAGAGCAATTTAAGAAATCTTCCACAATTATATGGATGAAGCAATCAGCAGGTATGGGATGGCAAGACTATAGAGCGCAACACGAGCCTATTCTTTACGGATGGAAAGAAGGTAAAGGCAGCCATTTTAATGCTGGGGATAGAACTAAAACATCTATATGGAAAATTGGTCGAGATGCTCAAAGCAGCTATGTTCATCCAACGCAAAAACCAGTTTGTCTGCCAGAAGAAGCAATTATGAATAGCAGTAAAGGCTCTGATTGCGTTGTTGATTTATTTGGCGGAAGCGGCTCCACCTTAATTGCTTGCGAAAAGACTGGCAGAATAAATAGAAGCATGGAACTAGACCCAAAATACTGCGACGTTATAGTCAAGCGCTGGGAAGACTTCACCGGAAAGAAGGCTGTTTTGGAGGGTCAGCATGAACTTGAAAACGCTTGATTACACGCCAACGCCGGAGCATAGGCGGTTAGTTGAATCGACCAGCGGCGTTGGTCTGCCTTACAACGAGATTGCGTCGTTGATTGGTATCGACGAAGAAGCGCTATTGCATCATTACTCGCATGAGATAGAG